ATCCATCAGCAAGTTTTGTTACTGCAATATTTGATCCTAATTGTGAGTCAGTTACATTGCCAGATAAATTTGAACTTAAATAACCTGTTGCATCTGCTAAATTAAAAGCAGGAGTAGTATCTGCTCCTCCTAAAGCAACCGATACACCACCAAAATTTACTGAGCTATTAGATAAAGCACTATTACCAATATTACTAAGGGTATTGTTTGAAGCATTGATTGTTTTGTTTGTTAAAGTATCGGTAGAGCTTTCTGTAACAACTGTACCATCAATAGCTAAAGTAACATTATTACCAGAAGCACTTGATGTAATTCCAGTTCCTCCAAGTAAACCAAGAGTCTCACTATCAAGATCAATGGCTATTGTAGAAGAGCCATCGCTGATGTCTAGGTCAGAAAGACCAACCTGTGTGTCAACATAGGCTTTTATACTTTCTGAAGAAGCAACTTTTGATGCACTTGCAGAAGAAAAATTATCATCATCTTGAAAAGCTGTACCACTTATTCCTGTATTTAAAACAGGAGAGGTTAAAGTTTTATTTGTTAAAGTTTCTGATCCTGCAAGAGTAGTAAAATCATTATCACTTAATGCTGTGTTAAACTGTGCAGTAGTACCTGTAACAGTATTGTTAGCCAGGTTAATTGTTTTGTTTGTTAAAGTTTGTGTTCCACCATCTGCATAGGCTTTTACTGATTGCTGTGAAGGAGGAAGAACTGCTGAGTTACTTGCCATGTTATCTTCATCAACAACTGACACACTTGGATTAACATAAGGCGATCCGAGATATAAAGATATAGTGGAGTCAGATGCAGATATAGTTCCACTTGCAAAAGTTATAGTTGTATTTGGCGATGAATAAGCACTAGCAGAAATATGAGAATATATAGTTCCAGTATTTGATCCAACAATTTTAACTCTTCTTCCTACATGATGCGTTGAAGTTACATCAGCACCAATAGTACAAGTTGTATTGCCAGTTCTTGTTACTGTTGTACTTCCAGAGCCAGTTCCAATTTCAAACCACTCTTTATCATTCCAAACCTCTCTAATGTCTTTTCCATATTGTCTTAATGCATTATCTACATTTGAAGGAGGCATTCCAGTATTAATATTAATACCATTAATGGCTGTGTTACTTGATGCTGTGGTACTATAATCTTTTACTGTCATTGTAATAATCCTTTATTTTGGCTTTCTTCGATAGAGCTCTGTAACAAACCTGTTGCTCTAGGTAATTTAGTTATGTTGCCTGCTTGTAAAAGACTTGGCAATCTACTATTTGCATTTGCTAATGCACTAAATGGTCTTGATACCATTCCTGCTTTGTTTACAGATTCCCCAACAATACGAGGAGAACTTGCAACTAAAGATTTAGCTAAAGTAAATGGCTCTATTAAACCACCTAATGTTAAAGCACCACCTCCACCTGCAAGAGCTCTACCAATGCCTCTTGGCATAAATGATTGCAAAGATTGACCTGCAAGTTGTGGCAATAACATTACATCATCTACACTTTCTAAAGTTTTAACAGCATCTAATCTGCTACCAAAGTTTGTATTAACTTCATCACGCATAGCTGATTGTAACTTTTTTAATGTAGTAGAAGCATCTGCTTTTTTACCCATTGAAAGTTCTTTCATTAGTTTTTGCTCAAGTTTAATTGCTTCTTCGTAAGTATTCATTACTTTTGCATAACCTGGAACTTGATCTGTAATTTGTTTTTTTATTATATTTCTAACTTGGCTTACTACCATTCCTGCGTCTCCAACATTTAATCCTGTTGGATAACTAGAGTCTATTTTTCTTTTTAAAACATCTAGTCCTTTAGCATTATGTAATGCAGGATTACCTTGAAAATCTTTAATAATTTTTTTAACTTCATCTAATTTATTTGTTGCTTGTAAACCTAATTCAGTAACACCTTCAAAACTTATAGATTTTTCAAATCTATTTATATCATCTAAAACTTTGTTAAAATCTATTGGAGTTTTATCTAATTTTAATAAATTTTTATCTTTAGAATATTTGGCAAGTCTAGTATCGCCCATTCCTTTAAGAACATTAATTGCATCTTTTACTACAACATCAGATTTTACTTTACCTCGCATGTTGTCAATAAACTTTGTTTGTGCTTCGCCACCTTTTTTGCCAGACTTAAATGCTTGACTTATTGCTTCTGATCCAACACCAGTTGTAGCACCTAAAATATTTTTACCTAAAACACCTGTACCTTGTATAGCTTTGCCACCAAGTTTAAGTGTACCAGATATAGGATCAATAACAGAGCCAACTTTTCCTACTTTGGAAGCTATATTACCTATCTTCCCAGTTGTTCCTGCAAGTTTAGGTACAAGAGTTGCTCCACCAGTTAATACAATAGAAACATCACTTAACAAACCCATTGGATCTGTTGCCATTGTTTTCTTTAAATTTTCTAAACCACCATATCTGTCAGCAAAGAAAGTTCCTACATCTCTAGCAAGTTTTTCATTACCCTGTTCTCCTGGTTGAATTAAACTAACAATACTACTTCCTAAATCCTTAATACTTTTTGCAGTTTGTATTGGATGCATAAAAGGTTGAGCAATATCGCTAGCAAGTTGTTTTGTACTTGGAATAATATTCGATAAAGTTTGTAATGCTAAATTTTTATCTTCATCAAACTCTTTAATAAAACCTCTAATATTTTTATTATTTTTATTATCTTTTTTATTTTTTGTTGTTTTAAAATCTGAAAGTGTTGCCATTATTATTTTAGTCCTAAATTGTAAGTTTCATTCAATAACTCTATATTATTTTCAATAAATTCTTTTTCTTCTTTACTAATATCAGACTTAAATATTTCTAATAATTTGTCTCCATCCAATCCTTCATAATCTTGTATTGCAAAAAGACTTTGTTGAATGTTGTTTTTATTATTTTGATATTCTTTTGGATTTAAAAGATCTTCGCCAGTCCAATTTTTTAAAGTGCCAAATTCTTTTAAATGATCGTACATAGCAATTTTTGTATCAAGACCTAACACAGTTTCTTGACGCAATCTTTTTAATCTTTTTATGTTTATTTCTTCAGAAAGATATTTGTTAAATGTAGCTCGAACTAAATTTTCACCTTCTCTTTCAGTAAATTGAGCTCCTAGAGTTGCTCTCAATGATTGATAAATAATTGATTTTATATCATCTGAAACACCGATAGAATCTGGATTTAAAAGAACTTTTAATGCATAAGGAGTTCCTCCTTCTACTGCACCAGTTACTTCTTGATTTTCCATTATTTCAATAACATCGTCTATTTTTTGAACATTCGATAATTGTTGAGGGTATTCTTTTAAAACAAAATCAGCAAGAATACCTGTTGCTGTTTCATCAAATTTAATGTCAGCAGGTGTTAATGTTCCTATGTCTGGATCTGTAATCCCTTGAGTTCCTTTTTCTTTGTTTAAAGCCATTAAGTAAGCAAGCTCTGGACTTTGATTTTCTAATTTATCCCAAATATCTTTTTCTTCTTTATTTAAACTTTCATAAAATTTAAAGTTCTTGATAGAAGCTGTATCTTTAGATGTACCACCTGCAACTGCTTTTGCTTCTTGTTCTTTTATGTCTAACTCTCTTTGAGCAAGTTTATTAGCAAGATCTGTATTTACATTTTGTTGAGAATATTCCATTCCTTTTGCAATAACTTCGCCTAAACTTTTTGGCATAGTAGAATAACCACTAGCTTCTAAAATACCTCTTGCCATTCCTCTGCCAGAAGGAGATGAAGCATAATTTAGTAAGCTATTCATCATGTTTGGTTTAGCAGTTCTATTGTTGGCTGTTGGTATTCCAGGTTGTCTGTTTGATGGTAATAAAGGATTTGGTAATCTTTTATTAGGATCAACATAAGTATTTGGTCTATTACTTCCACTTGATGCAATAGGTGTTGCTACTCTGTTATTTGGATTAATATAAGTATTTGGTCTATTACTACCTAAAGCACTAAAATTATTTTTTTGAACTTTTGCATTTTGATTTAGTATACTTGCATTTGGATATGTTGGATTAGCAACAGTACCACCACCAAACCTGCTTGTGACAGCATTGCCAACATTTTGAAATGATCCTGTCATTTCATCGCCTCTGTATGGATTTTGATAACTAAAACTATCTCTTAAAAGTGATTGTCTTTGTTTAGGCAAACTGCCCATACTAAATAAACCACGATTATTTGGATTAAGAAATTGACTAACTTGAAATCTTGACATTAGAAAAACCCTCCGAGTAATCCACCTATGCCTGCTCCCATACCTGCACCGAGTCCAGGTATTTTACTTGCAATGTCTACTCCAGTTAATGCACCACCTAATAAGCCACCTGCTGTATTTCTAAATACAGGTTGCGTATTTGCAGTAGTTGTTGGAACATTTGCTCCAATAGATCCTAAATACTCTCTTAGTTTGTAATATGGTTTTTGCTGTTCAAAATCAAAACGAGCCATAGCATCTTGTATCTTAGCCATCTCCATACCTTCTTTAGTTGCACCAACACCTGCTAGTGCTTGAATGTCTGAATAGTCTGCTTGTGCTAATTGAGGTGCTAATGCAGTTGCATTAACCATGTTTTCTCTTTCACGATTATATTGATCGCCATACACTTGCGTTCCTACTTTGCCTAATTCTCTAGCAAGTATTTCTTGATTTGCTCCACTACCTAATCTGCCTGCTTTAGAGAATTGTGATTGAACACCACTTGTAACATCTCCTGCAATTTGATCGTATAATCCTTGTGAATAAGGATTAGTTGTTGGAGATAAATAATCTCCTTGTAAAATTGAATTTATTTCATTTTGCGAACTTGCAAGCAAAGGATTATTTAATGCTCTTTGTGTTGCTAAATTTAATGAAGCAGTAGTCTCTGGTGCAAAATCAGTATAAGTTTGATTTGGGTAAAAGTTAGGAGTGCTTGATTGAAACAAATTTTGTGCTTGATCGAATGCTTCTGTAACATAAGGTTTAACAAATGCAGATGGCTCTGAACTTGTTGTTGTTGTTACATTTGTTGGATTACTCCCCTTTGACATTATATCTCCTTGCTAAATAAATAAATTTTTTGTTCATATCCTTTTAACTTTCTTGCCCATCCTTTTCGCCCTGCTACCTCTATTGCTTGACAGTTATTGAGTTTGGCAAATTTTTCTATTTCTGTTTGTATTGGCTCTAACCAATTATTCATGTTGCTACCTCCTGCAAGGAAGTAACGACAAATTCTTTTTTGTGGATACTGTGCAACTTCTGTAACGACTGCACTTTCCACTTTTTTATTCCAACTAATAAATAGTTGAAAGCTATTTTTAATTAATCCTTTAAGTATATCATCTGCTGTATAGCAATCATCTAAAGCCTTTTTTATTAATGGCTCAACTTCATTCCATACTAAATGTATATCTTCTTTCGGTACTTGTATAATCATCCAATAACTACATAACCAAAATTCTGATCGGTATTTGAATTACTGGCATGAGTTAGTGTTGCTGTTCCATCTGCTCTAGCTGATACATATAAATTAGCTTTAGCAGTATTTCCATTAGCAGTAATGGGCATAAACAATATTATTGAATTCACACCTATTCTAGCATCTGCTAATGTTGTTGTTGTTTGGTTTTGACGCAAAGTTATTGTTCCTGTTGAGTTTAACTTTCCATCAAGTGTATTATTTACTGTGTTAGAAATTAATCGTAAATGTTGTGAAGCATCTGGCATACTTACAGGCACTTTTAGATATTGGTTTTGTGCCATTATCTTTTACCTGTTGCTTTTGCCTCTACATCAACTCCAGACATTGTTTTAAAGTTGCCTGTTACATTAACTCTTAGTCGATGATACCTTGAAGTAGATCGCATAGGACAATCGCCATTTGCTTTTATATTTACAGCACTTCCTTCTGTTACTGCATTAGCTTGAGAGCTACGAGTAATAGGAGTTACTGTAATTGTTGTATTACTACTTCCATCTGCATCAACTATCGGTCTAGCTGTAATTAATGTACTGTTTTTATTTTTAGCACCTTCAAATTCTGTTGTATCTACTGTTGCATCTAAACTTGCACCAAGAAATTTTCCAAATTTTTTATCAGAATTAAATCCACTTAAACCAATAATACCTTCTCCATAAGCATAAGAGTCTAAACTATATGGCAAATCATCTATTGATCCAAGAATGTCTAATGCTTCTAAAGTAGTAAATGCTTCTTGTGATGCAGAGTTAATAAAATGTAAGTCTTGGCTACTGCCTGTGCTCCATCTATCAACAGCATAGTTATAACATAATAATTTATTATTAACTGTGCCTGTACCTGTTGCACCACTACCTCTATAAGACCAAATGACCATTGAGTTATTTGGATCTACTGCACTACAGATCCCCTCAAAATTTGAGGTTGTATCTGCAAAGAAAAATTCGTTTACTCTTCCAATCCCAATCGGTGTTAATTTTTGACCACCAGATAATTTATAAAAACCATCTTGAGCTAAGAAAAATATATCACTACCAAAAGAGACAACACTCTTAGGAGCAAAAGCACCTATGTTATCTGCAATCTTATCAAACTGAAAGATTAATGGTGTACCAACATAATCCATTCGGAAGATTGCTCTTTCCATAAAGACTATGCCAAAAGACTCTCCACCAACAATAGCTTGAACTGATCCATGTGTTCCAACAATATCTTGAAAACCAGATTGTGTTGTTTGACTTGGAGTCCAGGTAGAACTATCGTTAAGTCCAGACCATTTAACTCGTTGGTTGTAAACTGTTGATGACTCTGTTGTATAACCACTTACAACAAAGTCTCTAATAACTGCTAAGTATTTTGCTTTTAGTGTAACAAGATCTGAGAAAGCACTATCAACACCTTCTTCAAACTTTTGTATATTATCAGCACCATTCGTTGCAATAATGTTTGCTCCAAATTGTGTAAATGCCCAAAAGTCTCTTAATCCTTCTGTTGTACTGTTGTTGTAACCAGATGGCTTAGATTTATCTTGAAATACAAGTGAACTATCCATTTGGTATAGTTTAGTTGTATCTCCTGCATAGTTAGTTGATCCACTTGCAGAAAAAGAAGTAAATAAACCAACAGGTGTAGTTCCTAATCCTGTACCACTTAAAGAAACAAATCTTGGAAAAGATTTATAACCTTGTGCTAATGGAATTACATTATTAACCTTTATAGATCCTGTATTTTGATAAGCAGGAAGATCTGCTTGTAATTGTCCGAATTGTATATCAGCCATTACACCACCATATATGATGACATCTGTAATGGTGCAGATGAAGTTCGACCTCTCTGTGCTGACTCATTTGCTGACTTAACTCCTGCTAAATATAATGATGCCCAAACTTGTAATCTTTCATCATTCATAATAAATGGCTCACTTTCAGCTAAACACGAATATAAATATAAATCTGGAAAACTTGTTAAAATATCATTTGTTGTATTTGATGCAGACAATTTAGTCGGTCTTTTAAAAAATCCTAATTCTAAAACATCTGTTGTATCTGGAGCTTTACCAAGATGTATTTTGTTTTTAATAATAGTGTAATGCGTAGTAGCTCCATTACCAACTCCTAAATTATATAATCGCATAAAATCTGGTGGAGTTACATATCGTAAAAAACGATATGGACTTGTTTGCAAAGCAACATATCGCATTTCAAGATAACCAGTTGGTAAATCGTAAGCCTGTGTACCAACAACAGTAGTAATAGAAGTGTCAATTTCTTCCATTTCTCTTAATCGCAAATCTCTTGCCATGCGTGACTCTGATAAATCTATAAATGTATCTAAATAGGAAGTTAAATCATCTCTGTTTAAATAATTTGCAATTTCTGTTTTAAGATTTGCGTAAGTGTCTAATGCCATTATAGGTTTCCTTGATAAATTCTAAAAAATCTGTTGTCTGGATCGTTTAACCATTTTTTCATTCTGTCATGGTCTAGTATTTGACCACCATGAGACATAATTCCTTTTTTTGCAAGTTGTTGAACTACTATAAGAGGAATAGATGCAACTTTTGTCATACCTGCATGTTTTCCCAACTCGCCTTTCATCTTGTAAGCATCTGCTCCAAGATTTGCTTCTTTTTTATTTGCGTTAATTAATGGCTCGACATCTTGGACATCTTCTAAATGAATTTTATCTTCACTTTCGTCAAAATGCATTCTGCTTTTTACAATGCTTTTACTATCCTTTTCATCAAGCCATAATTTTTTTGTCATTAGATTAACTCTGTTGCGTACACTTCGCCATCAGAACTTGCCTCTCTAATAACTGCAATTTTATCTGCTCCACCACTTACTTTAACATAAATAACTTCATCTTTCGGTAAGTAAGCAGATGATGTAGTTGCAGTTGGAGAAGCTCCTATTTGAAAATGACATCCATGCGTTCTTGCCACTAACATAATTACAGAAGTTGTTGCTCCAAAAGGGTTTGAAGAAGCACTTGATGAACTTCCACTTGTCAGCTTATGAACTGTTGAAGGTCTGCCATAATATATTCCGAAATTTGACATTATTTATCCTATCTTCTTATAACAAAAGTAATTTCGCATTCGCAAGAAGTTGCAGATGCTCCATCTGTAATCATTTCGATTGCTTGACCTTCTGCTATATCATTAGCTCCAGAAGGAGTTGAAGAGTCAACATCTCCAGGTGCACTTCCAGATTGTGTAATAGTAATGCCACCATTAGTTACTGCTACTCCACCAATTTCAAAAGACAATCCTGCATCTGCTGTAGTGATTGCGTTTTTAATTGTTGAATATATTTTAATAATTTTGCCTCCATCTGGAGCAACTACAAAACTACTACCTGCTGAACTAATATTATGAATTTTACCTACTATAAAATAATCGTTTAAAGTTCTCATTGTTTTCCTTTATCGTTCCGAGCATATTGCTCTTCAATAAAAAAGGGGGAGACAACCTCCCCCTAATAATTAGTTTTACCTAACCTTATGCTAAGTTAAAAATACCATAAGATGCGTTAGGGTTTCTTGCTTCCATAGTCCATTCGCAAAGCATTAATTTTTGAGATGCGTCTGAAGTATCACTAAGATCTTTAGTTTGGAAAGGTCTTAAATAAGCAATCGCCCATTTAGACATATCCAATACATCTACTCTGTTTGCGTTTTGGTATCTATCAGGAACAAATGATACTGTAGAAAAATCACTGACATAAATATCAACAGCACCTACAACTCTTTTATCAGAAATGTTGTTAGTGTTAGTTGCAATGCCATTGAATGAAGAAGCAGTTTGCTTGTGTGTTGAGTTCATTAGAACAACACTTGGCTCGCCACCTAGTTCATAACATTTTTTTAAAGCATCTTTTAAAAGATCTTCAGTAAATGCAACATCTGTTCCACCTGCTTCTGCTGTACTTCCATTTCCAGTTGGCACAGTTCCACCATTTTTATAATAGTTTAATGCTGTAGTAGCTGTACCTGGAATGTTTCCACCATAATAAGTGTCGATACTTCCACTCTCTCTTGCAGTTCCAGATGATCCACTAGCTTTTGCATTTGAAGTGTTAATATTTGCAAACTCAATATCTCTTTTAAGTTCTTTACCTACTTTAGCCATTTGGTATGCAAGTTCTTGACCTCTACCATAATTGCTTACAGCTTGATCTGTTCCTGTTACACCAACAGCTTTAGCTGTAATTTGCGTGTAGTTTTGAAGTTTTACAGTTGGAGCTCTTGTGTCCAATCCGTAAGTGTGACCTTCGACTTGTGCATTCGCACCTGCTGGCTCGAGTGCATCTGTCTGCCATTCATGTAAAGTTTGAGTGGCTGTGCTTTTTCCTGCATTAGAAATAAAAGGTGTCTCAACTGGCGAAATATTGTATATGACATCAGCGAAACTCGGTTTTATACCAACACGATCAAAAGTTTCTGTGACATTAGTTGGAATTGCCATAGTTTATCCTTTATCGTTATTGAAGCATCTCAAGAAACACATCTTGTGCATCTTGTAATCCTCCAGATTGTTTCAGTTTATTCATTCTCTTACTCATATCCTGTTGCCTATCAGACTCTTCTCTGACATTTGACGCATTAGAAGAAACGACTTTTGGAGCTCGTCTAACTTTTTTATCTTGTAACTTTGTATTTTTTAATTGTTTATACCTGTATGCATCTACCAAAAGCAAAACTGCTCTATGATCGACCATCATATCAATTTCTTGTTCCGTATAACCACTTTCCAAAGCAAAGTTTTTAAGATTACGAGTTAGCTCTGCACCTTTTTCTTTGTCAGCATAGACTGGAAGTTTCTCTGCTAAGATTTTGCGTTCATTTTGAATATAATTTTGATAAATTTTATTCTGCTCATCTCTTTGCTCATTTTGAATGCGTTGTTTTTCTTGCTGTGCAAGTTGTAGCATTTCTTTTTGTTTATCGGACTCTGCTTTTTTGCGTACATACTCAGCAGGATTGTCTTGATAAAGAGCTTCCCAATCCACTTTTTCTTCTCGCTGTAAATTTTGAGTTAAGACCTCAAGTTGTTCAGCATATTTATTTCGAGAATTTTTGACTGCTTCGAGTTCTTTCGTTAAGTTTTCTTGCAATGACTCAACATCTTTGCGTTTATCACTTAACTCCATATTCTTTTTGGTATAGTTTTTTTCTAACTGATAGCCCTTCTTTAACTCTTGTAAATTAACTTTATAATCTTCGCCATTAACTTTGACATCATAAAGTGTTTCCTCGTTTTCAGAAGATGCGTCATTTTCATCTACTATTTCTTGTCCATCTAAATCTTCTAACAAGGGATCGCTATTATCTTTTTCAAGAGTAGCTTTCTCTTCTTCCAATTTAGGTGTTTCAGACTCTTCGCTTCCTTTTGCAGTCTCGTCATTATTTAAAAGGTTGGCGAATGCCTGTGCTGTTGCTGTTTCATCATTTAAGATGGTAGAGTCATTAGACTCTGTTTGTGAAACAACAGACTCCTGTGAAGGTGTATCTGCCATTTATTTCTCCTTATTTATTGATCTGTTTAGATGCCAGTTTTCCTGTTTCCATAACAGATTGGATTTGCACTAGAAGGACATTTAACATTTTTTCCATCATGTAAATTTTTTCTCTTCCCTCTGTGTCTCTTATCGGAGAACTTAACCATTCTTGTCGTAGCTCTGCCGAAACTTTTTGTACTGCTTCCACAAATATTTCATCTTCTAATATTCGTTTTGCTTGATGTCCTCTTTGTTGTTCTTTTTCTAAATTCATTAAATGCCAAACTCATCAAATTTATCAACATCTTCTGATCCAAATGGGTTACCACCAATTACAACATTTCCACCACCAGTCATTTGATTACTTGATGTACCACCTCTGCCTGTGCCATAATCTACTCCACCTTGAGTTTGTTGCGAAACAGCAGGTAATGGTGTTCCAGATATAAATGAATATCCTGTGTTGCCTTGACCATCATTAAAATTTTGTTGGTATGTATCTCCAAACACATCAGTTACAGGCTCATTCATATTGTTTGCAGGTAACATACTTTCTATACCACCAACATTTGTGTTTACATTTTTATTAGCTATATCAAAAATTGCTTTATTATTTTTATCAAAGTTACCTGTAAAATAACCTCTTCTTGTTAATTCATCTTTAATAAAATTTTTACGCATTTCATTTTGTTTACCAAACAGTAATTGAAACTGAGAAGGCATAAACATATTACTCATTGTAACTTCTGTGCCTTTACTTGGAAGATAACCAAATGGACTATTTTTTAAAAAACCACTTTTCATATAATCAAGTAAATCCTCATCACTTGCATTTTTCATATCTTCAATAGACATATAAGGTCGTTCTTCTGGATCATCTCTATCGTTATCTTCTTGATAAGCTGATTGACCAAATTGTTCTATTGGCTGACACACACCATCAACTAACATAAAACCAGGAGGACAAGGATCAACTGGTGTATCTGTTGGTGCACTAAAATCTAATTGTGGATTTGGAAACTGTGCTGATGGATCTAATACACCTGCATTTTCTTGTTCCGTTCTAATATCATATAAAGGATTACGAAAGTTGCCTGCACTATTAACATTAGGTGTAGTATTTAATTTGCCATCTAAATAATCGTTAATAATACCTTGTGCTTGTGATCCTTGCATAAATGGAGTGAATGCCATTAATTTAATCCTTGTTGTAGAATTTTAGAAGCCAATTTTTCTTTTTCTAGCTCTGTTACATTTTGCTCTCTAACAACTTGTGTTGCGAGTTTTTGTTCATCTAAATTAAGTTTTTGCATTTTCATTTGATTATCAGCTTCTAATTTTCTATTTTTAAAATCCATGTCTGCCATTGCCTTTTGTTTACGAAGTTCTATATCTTGTGATGCAAGTTGCAGAGCAGGATCGGGTTTTTGTTCTTGTGGTTGTGGTGGTGGTTGTTGTGATGGATTATTAAAAAATTGCGTTGCATCTTTATATCCACTATTTTGCAAATATGCTTCTATTGTATTGTAAATTGTTTGTGGAGTAACCATACCCATACCACCCATACCAATCATTTTTTCTTGCACATTTAAAACTTGTTGTAAAACTTGTAATCGTTGATCTTGGTTTCCTGTACCTAGTCCTACTTGAACAGTACAATCATAATGATCTGTCCATTCTCTTGGATTCATTGGCACAAACTGACCTCGTAATTTAACTATTCTTTCTTGATCCTGGTATTCACAAATAACAGCAAGAATATTTTTAAATATATCTTTTACTCCATCAGCAAAACTTCTTGCAATAAGCTCAATGCGTTGCGTTGAACTGTTCATCATTTGATTTACTGACTGTGCAGTTGTATGCGATTTGTTTATTGTGTCTGGATTTAATCCCATTAATTGATTTGGTACACCAGATCTTTTTTCTTTTAATTGATCTATCTTTTGCATCATTGCCAAACCTTCGTTTAAGAAATTTGGTGCTTGTATAGGTGTTACTGCATTAGGACTTTTAACTCGTACAATGCCACCTACTCTATTAGTAAGAATGTCATCCAGATTTGCCTGCCCATCAACAACCATAGTTCTTGCGTTGTTTTGCAAATACATATTATCTAAAGTTTGTCTTGTAATAGCTGTGCTCATGTTTTGCACATCAGCCAATAAATCATACATAGATAAACCAAAAAATCTAAATGGCATTGGTATTGCTACACACATAGCAAAAGGAAGATTGTTTATTTCTTCGTTTTCTAAAATAATGTAATTGTTATAACCACTACCACCAACAATAATCTTTCTTAACTCTGCAATGCCATCGCCATCAACATCTGCTCGCATGTAACACTCTGTAATTTGTTTTACACGCATAGAAGGATCAATCATTTGTGCTTCTAAGTCAGTTGTTGCATCATCATACGATCTTCTGACAACAGCTTCGGTATTAAAAACTTCTTCTTCTGCACTAGGTAGGTTTTCAACATCTTTTCTGTTAAAACCCATATCAACTAGCTCAGAAACAGTTTTTGTTACTCTATGAGCAATAAAGTCACAATCTTTGAGTGATTTTGCTCTGGAAGATACAAGTATTTCTTCTGGAGGAACTGCATCTATTTGGCATCTGCCATACTCTTTTGATCTTCTAAGTTCTACATCATAAAATAATTGTAGATCCTCTTCTTCAATAACTTCTGTATTTATTATTTCTACTTCATCATCAATAAGAAGTGCCTGGTATTGTGTTTCGTCTAAGTGTTTATAAGTTTCTCTTTTTTGTTGCTTGCTTGTTTTCCAATACACTTTACAAAAACCATTCTTTTGAAGCAATGCAGTCTTAAACATGGAATGCAAAATACTAAAACCATCGTTATCTCTATTAAAAATAAAGTTACAATAGTCAGTAATCTGCTCTGCATAAGGTACATCTTCAGCATTTTGTGGCTCAAAATTAACCATCTTATCTGATTGTGTAAACATACGCATCAAACTAGGAAGCATGCTCTCTACAACTTCTAATAGATCTTGTGATACAACACTTGATCTACCTTCTACTTCGTTGCCAAGAGGCTCTCCTAAATAATATTTAAGAGCATCTTCTCGTTGTTTTGCTAAATCACTAGAATAAAACCCAAGAGAATTTGTAATCTCCTGTGATATTAATGCGAGTAATTTTGATTTTGATAATTTTGCCATTTATTTAAACTATTCCTAAATTATTGTATTCTAATTCTGTATTCCATTCGCTTGACTGATTATTGCCTACTGCAAAGTATCGAAAAGCATCTGCACTATGTGATGTCCAATCATGGACTGGTTTATTTTTTAATTCGCCTCTATCATTACTTGCCCATCGGTATTGACGAAGAGCATCGAGTCCATGTTTTGTTTTTTCGTGGTCAAACCAACACCTAGATAAAACCATTCTCACAGCATTAATGCCATCTTCGACAGAGAGCTTTGGAACAATAGAAGTTCTTAGTCCTAAACTTTGTGCTGT